TTCCTTGGGATAATATGAATCTAAAAAGCTAGTCAACGATTCCAAATCGGAGACATAAATGGAATTGGACTTTATCGAAAAAAGATAAGAGCCAAAAGCTTGTCCGGGCTTGCCCCTCCAAGATTCGATTTTTTGAAGAATTTCCATACAACAAAATTAATTGACATATATATGACAATTTGGTGTATATTTTTCAATTCCACTGTAAAAAATAAGATGGAGTATTTTCCCCATTTATCATGGCCATTACCTCTTGTAGCTCTGTTGAAGCCTCTTGACTCAAAGTCGAGGTGTTAACTCTAACCCCACCCGGAAGGTTATAATCAAAAGCGCTAAGAACCTTAACCAAAGATTGTTTAGCTTTGGCAAAACAATATCTAATAAATAATTCGTCGTTATACAATTCATAGTCTTCAATCGCTACGTAACAACTTACAACCACCGCTTGGGTCAAATTGTAACCGTTTTCATTTTGGGTAGTTGACTGAGTTGCTGGTCTCACTGGATCCCTACCTAGGATTGTTAACTTCTTCGTGTTTTTGTTCCAGCTAAAGGCATATGTTGGTAAAATATATGCCTGGGCCAGGTCAAAATAAGAATACATAACTGTTCTGTACACAAGATTATCTCCAGTAAACGGGGAAAGAAGAAGTTCAGATCCGATCAATTTCGAATCACCGAAGTCTCTGTCCGGATTCCCAGAAATACCGTTACCGTTAGTTTCTCTGACGTCAAACACAGTTACGATTTTATCCGGAAGCTGAACCTGACGGGTGTTTCTGAATTGTGGCGTTTGGAAAAAAGCTCCACCCAGAACGAAGTACCTTTTTTCCACAGCATACTGGTAGTTATCGTACATCCACGCCTTTGCCCTGGTGATGATCCTGATGATTTCTTGATCGTTTAGGTTATAAGGAAGGGCGCAGCTGGCGGATAAATCATCTTTGATTTCCTGAACCAATTCTTCTAAAGTCATGTTAGTAATTGATATTTTTGAATTTGATCTTGGTAATCGGATCGTTCAAATTTTTCAACCTAGAATCCGCTATAAAACGTGTGGTACGAATTTCGTTGAAATCTTTGACTTTCTCGGTCTGTTCGGAAATGAGGGAGTTTCTCCCTAGATCCGCCTTTCTCAATACGCCGCCTTTGACCTCACAGTCAACCATCTGTTGTGGACAATCAATATAACAATTTTCTAGCAAATTCCCATAATCTGCTATTGAGTTTTGAAATTTGCTGTCGAACAACTTGTTACCGAAAACTAACTTACAATCGTAAAGCTCCGAATTTTTTACCTGTGTTCCATATAAATTACAGTTCTCCAATTTTCCATTTTTCACCACACTGTCGAAAATGTCTACGTCCTTTAAAATCAATCCATTTTTGCTTTTGGCATCCTTGATTTGAAATCTTCCAATGGAGGTGTCATAATTGAAAAAACATGCCTGTATTCCACCTTCGACAATTAGATCAAAAATCTTTTCCCGAATATGTGACCAATAAGTTTTGATATTTTCCTCGTAACCCTTTAAATCAACCAACACGTGAAAATCTGGATAGTTCATAAAGAATGAATCTGGATTCGAAAAACTTCTCACGACCTTCGTGTGCTGTCTCATCATCTCCTGTAATTTTTGAACATCCTCTTTTTCATAAACTTTTTTTCCAGAAAGAATATCATGTAACAGCAAAGTAACATAATCTGTAACTTCTAAAATGGGATTAATTTTCTTTTGGTAATCCTTTCCTCCTAAATAGCGTATCTCAACATATCCATCCTGTAACTTGGTGAAGTTTGCCCCGTAGTATTTTTCCCCAGGTAGCTTAAATAGCCTCGGATCGATGGTGGTTATATTTTCTAAAATCGAAAATTTGTTCACCGGTACGATCTTCTTTAGAGATTTGGCATAAACATTATTGGTTCGATTTCCGAATGACGAATAAACGATTCCTTCATCGATTCCCAAAATGAATTTCATCCGATCCAAACGTTCCATTTTTTCCAATTTTCTGTCGTGAGGATCAAAAGAAATTGAAAATTGAAAAGCACACCGATCTGTTGTCCATCCGTTTGCCTCAATCCATTTTAAAACTTTGATTAAAACTGGAATTGCTTCTCCATATGGCATAGGACCAGTGATCAATTCGTTCATCTTGCTTCCACCAGAATAGTCCGGTTCCAACTTGAAGCTGTCGGCGGAAACCGGAATTTTGGAATGGTATTTGTCGGACAAAACCACTTTTTTCCCAAGCATCTTAGAAAGTGATTCGACAATTCGGCCCCTCACCATTTCGGAAAAGAATTCAAATTCAAATCCTAGAACGGATGATGATAGGGCCTGGTATTTGTCGAAGTGTGAATTCATTATACCTGACTGGCGAATATTTTTCCGGCCAATGGATCTACCTGATAAATCTGAACCCGGATGGTGTCTCCCGCCTGAAGATTTTTGGAATTCTTTCCAAGTTTTTCCTGTGGCACGAGAGCCATCTGACCCGAATCCCCAATTTCGATTAGGGCACCATTTTTCCTTTTGTGTTTGACAGTGGCATTCATAGGTTCTGAAGTTCCATCTTCCACAGCCTTCTTCAATTCGTACATCCACTTATTTTTCTCCAATGGTTCACCGAAAGTTAAGGTAAGACGATTGTCGTCCTTAATTTCCTTGATGTAAAATTCGATTTCATCACCAGGATTGAATCCTTCGATGACTTGATTTTCAAATTCTGTTTTGTGAATTAGCCCGGTGAAAATTTCCTCCCATTCTACAAATACACCAAAGGCAGAAGTTCCAGTTACGTGACCTTTGTATTTTTTGGTTAAATCTAATTCCTGGATTTTGTGATCCATGATTTTGTGTAAATACTTCTTGTAAGAAACAACAAAGATGTCTTTGGCAGCAACATAACCATCGATCATGACATAAAATTTCTTTCCGATGTAGGAATCAAAATCGGTAATCTTATTAGCCGCTGCCAAAGATCCAGGAAGAAAACACTCAATTCCATTAACATCAACAAGATATCCACCTTTATTGATGGATTTTACCCTTGCCTCGTAGGCCAGGCTTTGCTTTTTGATTTGATCGAAAAATTCAGCCTTTAGATTTTGAATGTAACAATCTACAACAGAACCAAAATAAGTTCCAGAAATTTGTCGAACTGCTGCTTTAATTTCGGAGCCAACTTCAAAGTTGATGGCATCTATTAGACCAAGTCTGGCAGCATCTTTAGATTCTTTTTTTAGATCGATATAAATCGTCTGTCCAGAATCTGTTTGAGCCAAGGCGTGGGTGGAATCAGAAGCAGAAATAACACACGAATAAGATCCCCCGGCGGATAAATCCTTCGAAGTTCTAATGCCGCTCAAATTGCCAGTCATTAGATTATACAATTCCAAAGCATAACTTTCATGACAGTAAACTTTGGTCTTCTCGGCGGTTTTGAATTTTGTATTCACCGTGAAGTTGTTGGGAATGTCCCAGTTGAAACTAGAAGTCTCTACGGAAATTTTTTTGGATGATTTCATTTTTTTTGGTTTAAAAAGACGATCTATATATCTTTTCAAAACCAACATCCAAACTCAAATTAGGGTTTAACTTTTGAGTGAAGGTAACAAATATTCTTTCGCAAATCTGAAATTCAGATGAACGTAATATCGAACATCAGAAGCTCGAAATCTATATTCTGTGGTTCTGATCGGGTTTTTTTCTTCTTTAGAAGGTGTATCAAAATATAATTTGAAAAAAGAGTAATCTACGAACGATTGAAAAAGTTGACCATTGTTAATTATTTTGAATTCTCCTTCTCCATCTTCTGTTAAAGCCCAAACTGTGATTGGTATTGACTTTGAAACCAATTCGCTTTGACTTTTATCTGTTGCCCTGAAGGAAAGCTCAAAGGCAACTCTAGACAAAACTTTCAAATTCTCCCCAATTTGGTTCAACGTCAAGGAATCCCATCTGAAATTTTTCTGGACCTGTGAAGGAAGATCTTGTCTTCTTATTACGGTAGGTTTACCTTCTGCTGCCCTGGCTTTTTGTAATTCTATAAAAAGTTCTTGAATTCCACCTTCCGTGTTTGGTGTTTTTTCAGATCCACCTCCACTCCCTGGATATATTTCTCTTTCTTGGATATCCCTGAAAAATTCCTGTGAAATTTCTCTTGCTTCTCCTGAATCATATTCTCCCCAGTCAAATTTGGTTGGATCTAATTCGATGTCTAAAGATTTAATGAATCCTTCAATGTAATCTGAAATCCCGCCTTGTGTTAGGGATGATGATGTTTCAGGATTGCTTTTATTTCCGCCAGAAAATATACATGAAAAACAAATGGGAAGAATAGATGGAATTTCTGCAGCGATAGCAACTACAATAGCAAAAATTCCTTTGATGCTTTCCCATGCGGCTATGGCCTTCAGAGGCAAATATTTTTCCAAAATAAACAAAAAAGTTTTATTTGGATTGTTTATACTGATCGATGCTTTAAATTGTTCGGAGACTATCCCATTGTAGGAAGATTGAAGTTGTTGATCTTCCTGTGTGGGATACACTTCGGCCACATCTACCGGTTGTACTAAATATTCGAAATAATTTCCATTTTTTTCCTGAAGAAGTCTCTTCCCGGTTACCCTAAAATTTTGAAATTGATTACCAGAACTGAGATAAAAGGTGTCTCCGTATTGAAGAGAAGCCAAATAAGCAAGACCATTTTCAACAGTGTCTGTAATTGTGCTGAATCTCATTGAGGAATTTTGAATCAATATAGGAGATGACAAACTTACCTCGCCTAGATCAGGAATGAGATTTTGTGTTAAATTATAACTTAATTGAACGATTGGATTTTCTCCCGTCGGTGTTTTTAATTTGGATGACTCCCGAACAAAAAAATTAGAATTAGGTTTATAATTTCCTAATTTTCTTTTGAAAGATCCACAAATCAAATCGGAAAATAGGGGTTTCAACCCCCTACCTTGAGCATCAGGATCTTGCACTAGATCGTTCCAAGGAATCAATGGGGCCAAGGGGGGTTCTAAATATCCTCTCAGGAATTTTAAAAAAGCATCAGAAATAATGTCGCATAAAAATCTCAATGGGCTGGCAATAATTCGAAACACAGTTCTGATTAGACCTACCGGAGAACGAATTTGTGAAAGTATTGTTTCAAATATAGAAACAACTACCTGTATTGGCAGGAGAAGAAGCTTCAAATAATTTAAAATGATTTTGATTAAAAAGAAAGGATTTTCGATTCCAATTTGGAGGAAACGAGCCAAATTTACTATTTCTAACTTTGCAACCTCTTTTGTACTTCTAAATCTAACATCTTTCTGAATTTCTTCCCAATCGATAACCGGAAAAATCCCATCGATCATATCGCCTAAAACTTTTGAAAAATTCAAATTGGATATAGCCTCCAATCCCTTCACGAATTTGTAAGTTGGATTGTTTTCTTTCAATCGATCGAAATTACCTAATTCTAAAGAAATTGGAAGATCAATTCCTAAAGCAGAAAATGGAATTAATAAAAAACCCCCTTCTGTTAAAAATTGTCTCAGCGTAATTTTTCTTGAAATTCTAAGAGATGCCGAAGAAAATCCAGGAGAGAAAACTTTTTCTTCTGTTATCCCAGAACCAGAATTAGAAGCTGCCTGTATTTGAAAAAAAAGCTCAACAAAATTGTTTTGTAAATCGATAGAGGAAACACGATAAGTGTTTGTGGAGTTTTGGAAATCAAGAGAAAAATAATCACCAGGTTTCAAAAAAACCAAAGGGGAATCTGTTTCCCCAGCTTCACTCGTGAAATTAACTTTCATCTGTCGTAAATTGTTTGGGGAATCATTTGGGGATGTGATCAATCCAGGGGTTGGATCTAAAATAGAATTGAATTCTATTTTGTAATTCAACAGTAAATTTTCAGAGCTGACATCGGTACCAGCCCTATCTATTTCATCGATTAAACTCTGTATGTTACCCCGGGGGTTTATTCCATACCGAAAAAATACCGGAAATGGAAATTCCTCTGCCAACGGGTCATTAATAGCTTGATTAAGAAGTTCTTGAATTGGATTTCTTACTGTATCTATAATTTGATTTAAACCTTTCCTGATGTTTTTTAAAACTCGAAAAGTTTTGAAAGCATTTGTCACTACTTCCTTTCCTTGTATAATTGGTAGAAAAATAAACAGAATTGATTTTTCAAATATTCTTATTTGTAACTTTATTAATAAACCAAGACCGGGTAGTGCCGGGTTTGGTATTTTGAATTTACTTTCACCTAAGATTTTGTCTGCAGTTTGATTAACATTTTCAACAAAATTCGCAATCTGATTATCTTTCAAACATTTTGGAATTGACATAATTATCTGGTTTTGCTGACCGTAGACAAATGATTAGGAGTGGAAGGTACGACTGGGGGAGAGGTGGGTGCACCCAAATTACCAATATGGGTGTGTGAATTAAAGTAGGTTTGGAAAGTATTACCTTTGATTACTGCCTCAATGGCAGCTTCGCCCAGTTCGATGTTATTGGAGTTAATGATCACCTTGTTATTTTCCATTCTAATTTGATCTTGACCCATTTCGATGACCACTCTGAGCTGACCCCCATCCTGTGTATCAAATTGGATTTTGGCGTTGCCCAAAGAGAAAACAGCACCTTTCTTTTTCGTGTAAAATAAAGTCAAGGGACCAGGCTCGGCTTCCGTATCGTACATGATGACCTGTGCTCCCTCATAGGAATCTGCTATCTCGGCCAACATGTCCTCGGAATAGTCCTTCTCCGCGTAATAGTTCATTTTGTAGTAATTCTGTCCGTCGAACTGGACCACCACGATTGCTCCCATTTTTGGAATAGAAATGGTTCCAGCCCCACCTTTTCCAAAAGAAAGACCACTTAATTGGCTAGCCCATGGAATATCTTCTTGTTCTAGTCCATCAAAGAGACCAAAAACCCTTATTCTGGCTCTGCCTGATTTGTTTGGATCGTTGATATCGACGACCTGTCCTAAATAAAAACGCGGATTTGCCATTACTGTTCGTCTTCTATCTCTTCGGTAGGATTGAATGTTCCTAAACTAGGATTGAATTTGCTAGGGGGTTTCATGTTACCTAAATTTAGCGGAGGCTCTATAATGAAATCACCAACGGTTGGAGGATAAACATCACCAAGACCTCCCTGGGGTGGTTTAAATACAACCGGTTCATAAACAGATTTGGGTGGTTCTGTGAATGAATTTTCTCTGGACCTGAGTTCTCCTGCCACGTTTGCCAGAGTACTTGGGGTATAAACTTGTTCTCTGGGTAGTGTTCCAAAAATAGAATCTTCGGTGTACACATCGCCACGGGTTATAGGATAGACCCGATCAGGAACACCCAAATCTGGTCCTGGTACCCCCGAATAAATGTCTCCGATTGGATCGGAGGGGTAAACCCGATCAGGTACTCCCAAATCGCGCCCCGGAACATTCTCGTACGCGTCTCCGCCCGGGATCGGGTACACCCGATCGGGGGCACCTAGGTCTGATCCCGGAACATTCTCGTACGCGTCTCCGCCCGGGATCGGGTACACCCGATCGGGGGCACCTAGGTCTGATCCAGGAACACGATCATACACGTCACCCCCTGGGATCGGGTAGACCCGATCGGGGGCACCTAGGTCTGATCCGGGAACACGATCATACACGTCTCCGACCGGATTTGGGTAGACACGATCTGGTACGCCAAGATCTGAACCAGGAACATTGGTATAAACGTCTCCGCCAGGAGCTGGATAAACCCTGTCTGGTGGACCTAAAGCAGTTCCAGGTGATGTGTCATAGACATCTCCAGTCGTCACAGGGTAAACCCGATCAGGAGGTCCTAAATCGGAACCTGGTACATTTCCATATACATCTCCTGTTGGTGGCGGATAAACTCTGGAGGGAGTTCCCAAATCTGTACCAGGTACTCTGGGGTAAACATCTTGGGGGGGAGAAATTGGAGGATATGCCCTTTCTGGTGGACCTCCAAGTCCTACCTTTTGTGGATTGGGTAAATTTCCCTTAAAGATATTATCAATCCCGGTAGAAGCAGCTCCATTCAAAAAATTCTGGGCATCATTGAAATTGAATCCATTTGGAGTGACCATTCGGCCAATTTGTGATGGATTGAAAGAATAAATGTTTCCTAGCAAAGTTTGGTTTAATCCACTGAGTGCTGGATTAACAAATTGATTAATGCCTTCATTTACAAGATCATTGACAGCGGCAGATGTAAAATTTGTAATCAATTCGTTGGCCTGACTGGCAATTGCATCAAAAGTTAGAGATTGGGTTTGAACCGATGTCCTATCTTGTTGATCTCCATCCGCTAAAATCAAAGGTTTTTTATCGGTTCTAATGTTGGGATATTGGTTTTTCATTCTGACCTTTCCTATATGGATTTTGAAGCTTTGTTTTGCCATAAGGGAGTCTGCAGAGGAGCTCCCCATGTCTATCGATGAAGGCAAAGGTGTACTTTCGCTAAAATCAAATTCACACTGGTGACATTCATAAATGAAAACGGGTTTTATGCCAGTTTGGTCCTGCTGGTTTCGAAAAGCCTGGGCATCGCTTTGCAACCCAGATTGTCCGAAAACATTTGACACAAAAGAAGTGAACGAGTTTCCGGGATTTCCTGATATGTTATCAAGTGATCTAGTCATGTTAAAGCCATCTACAGAAAAACCCCCCCCGTCCTCAGCTGGAAAATTTTGAATATTTGTACCAGGATTTCTATTCGTTGTTAAAGTATTGGATAGATTATCCAAAGCAGCTAAAGCCGTAGAAGATCCAGATAATCTAGAATTCTTGAAAAAATTTCTAATTTCTGTCACGAAAATGAACATCGTGAATTTTCTCAAATTTCTAGGAACCAACCATCTCATATTATCGGCATCGAACATTGCCGTCTCATACAAATTACTCAAGGCGGTAATTCTGAGATTTAGTGATTCCAGGCAGTTTATTTTTAAAGTTTTTCCGTCCGTTTTTTGTGGGCTGAAATTGTCTGCCCCATCCTCGTCTTGAAATCCGGTTCTGGCAATTTTTTCTAATTTGTCAAGTCCTTCAATGGACTGAAAAAACCAAGGAGAATTATTGTTAATATTTTGAAGCAAAACTTGAAACTGTCTTAAAGCATTTGCTCTTTTTGTCCGGTTAGCTTCTGCCACAAAACCGCCTTCTCTTTGCAGCAAATAGTGGTAGGCCGAATAATAAGCTATATTGTTGAAATTTGAATATTGAGGTTGGTAAAATGGATTACCCAAACCAGTTGCAATTCCTTCATTGGTGTAGTTTGGCACTCTAAGTAGGGGACTTGGAGCCCACCCATATTCATCATTCACGGGTAATACTCCAAAATCAAAAACAAATTTAAAACCCAAATATGTAGGGTCTTCATTACTACCCTGGTCAGAAAGTCTGAACCCTTTTAGGAATAAATTTCTATTTCTGTCTGTTGCGCGGATTCCCATGTTTGTATTTATCCACTAATCAGATTTAAAGGGAATGTCTTCGGGAAAGGACCCGCACTGTTCAAAATCCATTCTCTCTTGCATAAATCCAGCTGCATGTAAATTCCTCTTGTAGATTCATAATTTACCTTCATTCCCATTAAGATATAAATTCCAGAAAGAAATCTATCCAGAACTGGATTAATTTCTTGTTCTGGATTTTGATTGTTGTTCGCACCGGTGTTCTCCATTCTTTTACCCTGTTCATTTACGTAAATCGAAACCGGTATGGCCATTCCCCTATAGAATCCACCAAAATAAGATGCAGTTTCGATTTTCAAAGTGAATTTTCTAATTTCGTCATTGTTAATTTCATTTTGTACCAAGGCTTGGATGAAATTTTCATGTACTCCTCCATTTTTGAAGTTATTCAACATTCCATACCAATTTTTCCTGTACTCGTTCTGGTAAATTTTTTCTTTGGCTCTTCCCCTCTGAAGAATCATGTTCTCCCCGACGTTTTCTGTTGTAATCGTTTCAACAGTGTACTTCACATATTTTTCGATTTCATTCTCAGTTATTAGCCCTTCATCCCAAAATTGTACCTCGTGGATATAACCCTGCCGATTGGTAATATTACCCGCATTTGAAATTAAAGTGTAGCCTTGAATGAAGGTGGGTAAATCAGAATTTCCTTTCTCGTTTGTCAGAACGATCGGCATGAGTTCCTCGGACAATTCCGTGTCAATGAATGCGGTATCATCTGCAGACCCATCAGCAGCACCCCTAAGAACTCTGCCAACCTGGACAACATCAGTTGTCGTTAATTGATTATTCAAATTTACAAAATTAAGATTGTAATAACAATCTATAAACGTTGTAAAAAAACTTCGATCGTCTTTATAAGATCTAGATGTTACTTCTCTGATAAAATCATAGTAGGAAATATTAGGGCATATCCAGGTCATTGAATCAACAACCTCTGTTTCATTAGAAGAAAATCCCAAATCTAACTGCTGTGAAACCTGAAACAGAACGTCATAAGAAGTTGAATTCCTGAAAGCTTTTGAAACTTCGTTGTACAGAGCTGGTATTCTGCATTCCCCTAAAATGTGAAAGGTCAATCCAGAACCTTCCGAAGTTTCAGAAACACCAGATTTCACAGTTAAAATGTTGAAATCCATTCTCAAAGGTCTATAAACTGTATTCCAGCTTCTGAAATAAACGGAAACTATATCTCCATCTTTAGGGTAGTTAATGTTTATAAACATTGGATTTACCATTTTGAATTGGAATCTTATTTCTGGAATAAATCCTGTCATATCAAATTCGAAATAGGAAAGGTAATTTTGAACATAATAACCATTAATAAAAACAACAGGACTATATGCACCGAAGGATTTATCATCTGTATCAGACAATTGCTGATTCTGGCTTGGTGTTTGTGAACCACTTCGATTTGGAACAGTTAATTCATCCAACTGAATCGTGGTTCTGGCCAAATTGTTGATGATGATTTGATCAGCAGCCATAATTTATTCGAGACATTAATTCAAATTTCCTGCCGGATTTGCCGGGGCGCTGCTAACATCTGGAGCCAAACCAATAACAACATTTGTTCTCACAGTCTGTCTTTCTTCAGGTTGAGTGAAATTAGGAGGTAAAATTTTCTCTGGAGCATTTTTTGCCTTTGATCTTTGCTCCAAAAATTTCTGCCTGGAATCTGATATTTTAAATTTCTTTTGTTCCTGTGCGTCCTGAAATTGTTTATTTGGATTATTGGTTGTGTTTGATTGTAAAATTGCTGTTTGCTTTGCAGTGAAAGCCGCATCAATTTTATCTTTCTTGGGAATGAAAATTAAATTACCCTCCATCACAGCGAACGGATTTGAAATAGAATTTATTTTCATCAAGGATCCAGTATAAGAAAGATCCCCGAAAGCCTGAAACGCCAATTGATCTGGTCTCATTTGGAATTCTTCTCTTACCATAAAATATCTTTCAATCCTCATGTCAATACTACGAAAATCCAAAGATCCAGAGGTCAAATCCCAAATCCCAATACTGTTTGATTGAAGTTCTCGATTTGGATTGAATATACCCTTATTACGAAATAAAACATCTATTTCTAACATAATTCTATAGATTTATAGGATTTAAGACTTTATTATTCTGGGTGACCTCGGGGGTGAAATTGAAATTATCCGAATACAACAGTGCTGGATTTGGTGTGGTAGAATTGTCTTTAGTTGCAGGCAAAGCTCGTCCATCTGTTTGTGCAAAAGAATCCAAAGATTGTGTGCTAGAACTAGTATCCAGCGTGGATTGATATAACCTCCCATCCCCTCTATTGAACATAGATTCAATTTCACCCCTTTCTCTATCTCTTCCGTGTTCCAGAGTGAATGTTGCTATGATTTCGGTCGGAAAATCGTCAGGACCCAAAACCTCGCTAAATTCTATTTCAACATTCGAACAAATCAAATTTCCAATCATAGCTACTGGATTCATTGGATTACCTACCACAAGATGCCATTCTCCAACAGGTGCTCCGGTCAATAGAGACAAAGGAAAAACTGCTTTTTCGATAAGATCATCAGATAAAGCATAAGCTAGAATATTTCCTAAAGGTCCATCTATTTCTGCAGCTATACTCTTAATGTCCGCGTCCCCGGCCGTAGCCTGTGAAAGTATACTTTCCAGCTGTTGTGTTTTTTGTTGGATATCTGAAGAAAATTTGGCAAATTGTTGTACCATTGGATTCGATGAGGTTGTTCCAGATGGATCTGCTAAATATTTTATAAGATCCTTGGTCCATTTTAAAGGATCAGTATAAAAATTGAATAGACCATCGTTACCCCCAGGAAATCCTATAGCATCCTTGAAACCATTATCATAGCGAATATCTGGAGTTAAAAAATTCCCATAATTTGTTCCTAGAGCCAATAGGTTTCCCAAAATATCGATCAATGCTGCCTTGGTATTCACCTGACCCACAGAAGTCAATTCATAGTGAAATTTCAAAGACATTTGACCCCCAGAAAAAGTTAAACCTCTCCCCCTGATATATGTGTTCGACACTGTATCTACTGGATTGAAAATAAAATCCGATAATGGTCCGCTTGGAGTGTTTTGCATTTTGTCTCTCAGAGCATAATTGATTTTGTCAGTCACCAGTTGTTGTTTTCCGCCATCAGATGCAGCAACCGCTAGTGTAGTTAAATCCACACCTGCACCGAACAAATCTCCAAGTCCAACAGTATTGGCAGCAGAACCTAAAAATCTACCCAAAACACTTTTGAAAAATCCTTGATCAAAACCTTTCACCTCTTTCAGTTCAGATTGAGACTTATTTTCCCACACCATTCCGGTTGAAAATGAGATTAGATCATTCAGGGTGTTTCCAGTTTGTCCACCCCACCATGTTATAGCCTGAGCTACTGGTTTTCCAGCTCCTTCCTTATTGTACTTATCGCTTTGTTTCACTGGATCAGGTAAAGACAAATTATCCCTCATAGGGGCAGGAAATCTTCTTAAAGTAATCATGTAATTATTTGGGATCGTTCCGTAATATTTACAATAAAGAAAATCCTTCCAAAAATAAGGAGCACTACCACCGCCTATAATCTTTCCCGGGGGACCTTTGGTATTATTTCCGGTGTTGACGTTTGAATTTGAATTTTTATTGGACGCAGCCAGGATTTCATTCGAAGCTCTGATTATCGCACCCGCTGATGGATTTTTGGATTCTATTGCAGAAATTGATGAATTAAATTGGGTCTGCTCCGATTGATAATATTGTTCATTGAAATTGTTCGAATTGTTAGAAAAAGAGTAAAATAAAAATTGCCCATATTTATTATCTCTTCCATAAAAAGCTGCGTTATAAAAGAGAGATTTTGCAGTTGGTCCTTTGTTTGGATTGACCGATCCCATATTAGACATTCTTCCTACAATATCTTGGGATTGATTTTGTGATAAAGCTTCGTTTGTTCCGAACAACCCTTCTTTGAGAGTCTTGTTCAAATATCGGTCGGCTAAAGAAAAAACGTTTCCGGGTGTTAATTTGTTAGTTCCTTGAAAAGTAGGCATTCAATTTATACAAATTTTTACAACATCTCGATCGAAAATTCAAATTCATTTTCATATTCTAATAAAAAAGAATTCAAATTCGAAATAAAATCATTTGAGAGATTTTTGTTTACGATCATTATGGTGTTGTTCTTTGTATTATATATCCCCTGGTCTATTTTTCTTTGAATGGTATAATTGATTATAAATTCCGATTCTTTGCTGAGATTTAAATTGTCATAACCTAAATCCCGTATAATCTTACCAATATCTATGATGGGAAGGTCAATTCCCCCATCAAATTTTTTTTTGGCCTCTTTAGCCGAACATTTAGCTAGAAAAATCTTAATCTCTGCCAAACAAACAATCATGCTATTTTGGATTGTCTAGAATGTCATCGTATGACGATTCTTGGGGTTTTAGTTCATTCAAAAATTCATTAGTTTTTAAATTGATTCCAAAATTTTCTTCGGTTTGGTTTTTTTCTTTTATGAAATTTTCTAATTCTTTCTCACTTTTAATTTTTTCTGCTTCTAATTGTTGATTCATGACATTTTGAAGATGAAGAGTATGAAAATGTTTTCCCATCTCGTGTGATCTTTTCACCCTTTCCATGAAAGATTGCATTGATTCATCCTTTTTCAAATAACCCAAAGATTTTGCAAGTTCTCTTCTTGCTTTTCTAGCTTGACTCATATAATTTAAATTGAAAATTTAAAACCTTTACTTTTTTCTAGTCCATCTGGTTTGTTCTGAACATCGAATCCCAGTACGAACTTGAAAAGCTTCAGAAAAAGGCCCGGGATAAAAATATCTTTGTGTTTTACCACGTCGTTGGCAGAAATAAATTTGAACTCCATTCCATTTTCTTTTTCTGTTTCATCTGGATCTGGATCACCTTTAGGAACATCCGTAACATCCACTGCAAAACACGGTTGTTCGTGGTCTACAAATTTAGAAGAGGTGACCGATCCCAAATAGAACCACTTTTTATTGTCTTGTACGTCATATCCACTTTCTTCTTTTAGTTCTCTCTTGGCTGTAGCAAGTAAATCTGGATCTTCCTCTTCAGAAGTTCCCGATATTAGGGAAATAGACATACCACCTTCTCTGAAAGGGTTTGGCTCTTTTAAAACTCCTATAGATAAAGGCAATCCCTGTTCATCAGAGATGAATGGCATAATCACCACATTGGTGAAAAGGGGAATCATTCCGGTCGATCCGTTTCTTTCTTCAACACGGAAAAGATTATTTTCAAAAAGAATATTACTGTCCATCTTCTACTTGGTCTAAAGATTTATCGGAAGAAACTAAATTTTTTTTCTTGTCGTAATAGGACAAAATAGAATCACCCAATGCTGATTTTATATCATCTATATCTATTCCTTCTGTCACGAAGTTAACAATCTCACGATCAGCTTCCTCGAAAGAAGTGGTAAGAACCCCATACAAATTTTTGGAAGGAAGATTCAATTTTAAGGTGATGTTCACGTTAACCCAATTTGTTTTTTGTTTCTTCAACAAACTATATATCGGAGATTCAGAAAGTTGTACGGATGAAACTGAGTTACTTTTCTTAATGGTCTGAGTTGAACTATCCGGTTTGGATTGGGGAGAAGGCTGCGGATTGGACGTAGCAACAGCACTGAAATCTATATTTTGTGAAGGGAAAACGTCCATATATTCTTGAACCAATTCCACATTCATTCTTCCCCCTGACTTGAAAGATATGAAAATTAAACCAGTTGAATCATCTTTTTCTATGGATTTGAATTTTTCGATGTTGCCCATCTGGTCTCCCTTGAGCCACTGAAAATCCTTACTTTGAAAGAAATTTTGTATTTCCTCCAGACTTTTATCTTTCCAATTCATTTTTTTCGATTTACTGAATAAACGTTGTAGCCATCCCATGTCCAATTAATTTAAGATCAGAATTAAAATAATAAACACAAAACGATTAACAACTTGATTCCTGTTTATATGAGGAACACAAATAAAGTTCCTTCTACAAACTAATCTTCCTTCTGTAAAATATCTTCGAGAAGTGAATTTTCTATGGAATTACTCAGGACCCCCCTCAAATTTTCTATTGTTTTTTTCTTCTTTTCTATTCTGTCTGAATTTTTGAGATCCACTTTTTCGGACAAAGCTTCTTTTAACTTTCCGATCAAATGTGATTCTTCTTCAGAACAGTCCATCTCCAAAACACATTTAGTTAGATATGTGCAAATTTTATTTTCAAAAAGATTAACTAAAGATTCTTCCGACTGCACAAATTTACCAGATCTACCCCTGAATTCCATCACAAATTCATCGTTCTTTCTTTTTATCCTCACGTCTGGGAATTTTTCATCACGGGATTTGTAAATTTTCATTTGTGAAAAAAGCTCAGATTCTTCATTTTTTTCCATCTCAATCTCCATCCCGTTGTCCAATTTCATTTCATACAGACCGGGAAATCTACTTTCGGTATTTTCTACTTGTGAATGTATGCCAAATAAGTCCAAAATGATTTGGGTGTTTTCTGCTATTCCTTCTAGACCACTTTCTTTTTTAACCGCGTGAGATTCTACAAAATTCTCGATGAAATCATCCATCTCTTCTCTATTCTTCAATTTCGAGAACCACTTGGTGTAAGGCCTTATGTGAATAATAGCAGATTTTGGGCTGGACTTCATTTCACAACAAGATTTAGGAAATCTCACCTTCTTGTCCTGGTGTTTCAGTTCAATCCAATTTTCATCCAAGGCATAGCCAATCATACCCTGATTGGGTTCAGGATAAACCTGAATTTTGAGAGACCAATTCGCCAAAGGTCCTATGATTCCTAAATTTTTTTTGCTGGAAAATTTAGACTCATTCAAAGAAAAGAAATTTTCGAAATTGGGAACTAAATTATTCATTTTTTCCGAACAAAACTGTGACTTGGAAATCTGCTACCTTGGCAGATTTTTTCATATCTATATGTAAGAAGGTTGGATCGGTTGGAATTAGGGATTCCCCTTTCCGAATGATGACCAGATTAGAATCGATATTTTCTCCTGGAACAATTTCAAATTCAAATTCTTTCGGATCATCTGGATGGTCGTCAACTTTCACTTCTAACTCAATTTGGTTAATTTTGAATGATATATCCTGAACTCCTCGTTTTTGTCTTTCAATAGAAATTTCATATTCAATATCACATTTTAAATCATCTACATCGGATAATTCAGGGGGGCGGTTTGTCAATTTGACATCCACATAATCCAAAGATGCCGTGAAAGTGTGCTCCGAAGTGAACCTTTTTTTCTTTTGAACCGAATACGAACTAAAATCTTGAATCCTCATGTATGACAATTACTTTGTTTATATATCGTCAACTCTATTTTCCTTTTTAGGGCCGACCCAAGAATATATATGATGAATTTCAAAAATTTAAACCAACGGCCATGAAAAATCTCGAGTCCACCTGGTTTCTACAGTCACCCATAGATACCGAACACAAACAGTACATTTTGTTAGACTTTCTACAAGAAGTAAATGAAGAAATTCGAAGGGACAATATCTATCATCCAATCCAACAAATTTTTTCTTCCATCAAGGGTTTGAAATTTTCAGAAAAAATTTTGGCAAACGAAAAATTGGATATCCAAAAAATGGACCAAGAAGAAATTCAAATTTTCGAAAAATTTATAAAATCAAAATTTACAGAAGAGCAAAAAGAAGAACTTCGGTCAATAGTTGATTTGTCTTTGGATTGTTTGTACAAGTATGCCGATTTAGGAACGAGTATTTGGAAGAAATTGGAAAAAAGAATTTCAGTCTACAATCTAACGCCAGATAAAAAATCAGATTATGGGATTTTATTGGTTAGAAATCTTGCCACCGATGAAATTTATTCATACTGGTGGTCGAGATATTCTAATGCCTCTTCTTTTGGAATTATGATGAAAAGGGTTAGAATTTACAACAATTTTTTTTCAATATCTTATGATTATCTAGTAAATGAAATTTTGGTTAACGTAGGAGTTCAATATATAACTCCAAAAGTCACCGTGATTGAAATTCACGAGGATTTCAACGAGGAATCTAACATTTTGAAAATTGCCAAAGAACTTTTTATCAAAGATCTGGAAAACCAACTTGCTTTATTGTGAATCTTTCCAACAATTATCAATCAAAGAATGTCCCTCGTGTTGAAAAGCAGATCTCTCAAAGGAGATACCGAATCTAAAGTTACCATGTAACCAATTGATTTCATTGAACCAAAGATCAGGAGAATCCCAATTGTTTTCGCCTAAACGATCCAAATAAAATTCTCTACCACAGCGGGGTAAGATAACACAATGTGCCAAAATAATTTTTGGTGTGATATAAAATTCTGTAAAATCTGAATCTACTTCTGAAACTGGGGACTGTAAAATTCCGTTAACGAACCTAGATCCTAGGGAAAAATAACGTATCTCGTGTTTGTTACAAAATCCAATAGCCCTTGATACTGTTTTCATGAAATCCTCCGGGGTTACCTCTAGAACACAATCACATTCGCAAAGAATTAAGGCATCTAGATCGTCGTTGAAATTTTCCAGCATAGCCTTTTTAAAAGATTGGAAAGCTCCATAATGTCCAGGTCCATGATTTGTAAATTCATTTTGACACAAAGCCTTAGTTGATTTCCAGTCGTCACCAACGTATCTTTGGTTTATTTGTTGTACATATTCTAATCCAAAATTTGAAAGGGGGGATAAAGAAGCAATGGATGCTTGTTCCCTTGGCGTATCTGTTTCGGTCAATATGTGAACCAATCGAATTTTAGACATGAAATAAAATTTGATTCTTATATCAAAAAAAAAGGACGAGTTTCAAACCCGTCCTTGAACCTTGAATTTGTATTTTTAGAAATCCTTCAACCTTTTAATTTTACTATAATCTATGACTTCCGATTCGTTGGTAGGAGCTAATCCAGGTCCACCAATTGCATTAATGTACTGTCTGTCTTTACCGGCGTTGTAACCAGGCAAACCAATACCGGCTTTATTTGGAGAAAATACAGCATCGGCATATCCAACAAAATCATAAGCGGGTTCTCTTTTGATCTTATGAAATCCTGTTCTATCATAAGAATTTTTTTGATTTTCTGCAGCTAAAGGTTTGAATGTATTGTCCATTACTTTTCCTAGAAAATCTTTGAAATCTAAAATTTCTCTTTTCGAGACGTCATTTATATTCATGTTTTGTTTTTTATTTTTTGGGCAACATAGGACCTAATAGTTTACCAAATAAATCTTCCCCAGAAGTTGTAGCAATTTGTCCTTGATTGGATTGATTTAATGAACCTAAATTTGAAAATAAATTATTTACCATATTGTCTTCTTCCTCTCTTGTTTTCACTTCCACACCTTGAGATTTAGCCTTTGTCACAACTTCATTTTTGATTTGACTTTTTTCTGAAGGGCTTAATTTACTAACAAAATCTTGTGCTGAGTTCGTTGGAGCCGATCCGAATAATTGCATATAGAAATTTTCCAGGGTTTTCGAAAAATTTCCTGTTGTTGTTTCGTTTTGAATATATTCAGATATAGTTTTGAATAAATACCCGTTTTTGTCGGTTACCCCCAATTTTTCCGCTATTCCATCTAAACCTTCTTTGATCAAAAATTCTTGTGTTGCCTTAGCCGCTTTTGGTGCCAAGTACTTTGCATCTGCCTTTCCATTGAATAATATGGCCCAATAATCTTTAACATCGAATTGTTCTACCATTTGCTGAACTAATTGGGAAAAAATCGTGTTTTCCCCAATTCCAAGGTATTGAAGAAGATAAGCTGTTACCTTGTTCTTTAGAACATCTGTGACTGCTCCCCATCCTTTAGTGAAAAGGTTTCCTATAAAATTCGTTGTACCAGAGAAAAAATTTCCAAGAAAGTTTTCATTAACTTTAGAGGAAGTAAACTCATCGAAATTTTGTACATTTTTCATTTTACTGAGTAAATTTTTTCTATATATCTACTTCAGCTTCAGAAAATGATTTAGTTTGTTCTGTTTCTAAAAAAAGATCAACAACCTGTTGACGATACTTCAACTTGTCTTCCTTAATTCTTGGATTTTTCAATGCCTCTTTTGGACGATCTACAATCTCAGGGGGGAGTAAAGGGCCAAAAGTATCCTTCAGAATTTTTTTATCTGTTCTCCATTCTTTCGGTAAATGTAAGGCAAAACGAACAATGTCTAGGTGTAAAAATGGATTTCTGAGTTCTAAAGTGTGTGCCATAGAAAGCTTGTCCAATCTAGGAAGATGATAAAATCTGAGTTCATCGAAAACATCAGAAAATTGTGAATCATACTCATTAATTCTAGAATATCCACCAAAAAGTTCGTCCGCCCCATCTCCACTTAATACAATTCTAGAATCTCCTTGATTTTTAACCGCTTCGAATAGAAAAAATTGGGGAATGACCGAACCAAGATCTATGGGACTTTCGTTCCATTCTTGATAGATTTGTTTTAATCTGGACTCATCCATGTTGTAATCCAGAAAATTAACTTGTTTCTGATAAAATTCGGATAGAATGTTGACAAATTTCGATTCCCCATTTTCTATGGAAAACCATTTTACTTCTGGTGCCATCTGTGTCAAAATCCCAGCAATAATCGATGAATCTAAACCTCCAGAAACCAAAAGAGAAATAGGATAATTTTTAGAAATCAATCTATTACGAACAGATTCGAAAAGTTTTGTCCATAACCAATCCACATGAGCTTCATAATCTCCTGGTGTTAGATTTTGAATTGGAAAATTCAAACTTCTATAATAATTTGGGTAGGTAGATTTGAAATTTGGAACTTCCAAATTGTAATGGTAAATCGTATTGGGTAAAATTCTTTTCACATCTCGATGAGGTGTTGAATCATCAGTAACATATCCAAATTTTCGGACAGTAGAAATGAAATGTGAGTCGTGTGGGCTGAACCAATGTTTAACAGCCTTAATTTCTGAGGAAAGTTCCCCGTCATCGTTTGTATATAAACATTTTTTTCCAAGTGGATCCGTAAAACAAATTATATCTTTGGTTTTGGAATCATAGATGGCTATGGACCAAAAACCGTCCCAGGTTTGGATTTTGGGAATAAACATGGAGCAAAACATTTGAAGCGAACCTCCTTTCCAGGTGGCGAATGTTTGACAGAGATATTCTATATCGGATCCAAAGACAGTTCTGTCATAGTTGAAGACTTCTCCATTATACAATAAGAAAATCCCAGATGAGATTTCAATGGGTTGTTTCCATCCATCCCCCTCTTGAGTTTGAATAGGAAGCCTAACATGGGACAAGAAAACACCTTCTCTCTCGATAGTATTTGATTCTATTCCCCTATGCGAAATAGAATTTAATCTTGAGCTTTCCCCGTCTACATTAATAAAAATACCACACATATCAAATCAAATGAATTAGATTTTTTGTGGTCATATGGGTAAAATCGTTGGTAAGTTTCACAATTTCAATATCTGGTTGAATCAATTTGATCACGGAAATAAAATTAATCAAGGTTTCTTTTTCCCCCGTGGTACCTTCTCTAAAATCCCAATTGTCCTTTGTTCTAGATTCTGGATTGGTCCCTTCTACCACCACAACTTTCAAATTTACAAGTAATCCTTTATCCCTAAAAAGGTTTAGTTGTTGTAAAGCATCTTTCTGAGTTATTCTCTTACTTATGATTCCCCAGGTTAGAACTGTTAGAAACCCTCGGTCTAAAATGAAATGGGGTAAAAGACCATCCCTATTGAGTTGGAGAAGCATAGCTTCCTTACCCAAGGCAAAATAATGTGTCTTGGGATCTTCGTCTGGAATCCCTAACCCAGAAAACCACCCTGCAAATTCAAACTTGAAAATTGGAATTCCAGTTTGTTGTGAGTATTTGTTTGCTAAAAAAGTTTTTCCTGAATTTCTGGCACCTTCAAATATTGTGATCATTTTTTTGATTTTAAGTAATTTAATAGAGGAAGATTTTGGTATTCTTCTAAAGAATCATCCAACCTCATTTTTCGATGAAGAAAACGAAATTTAGGAAAGGTTGGTTCCAATTTTCCATCTAAAATATATTTATAAACAAGTAAATTCAATGTGTGTTGTTCTGGACAATGGTGTATAAATTCTGGATGGGGGGATGGATTAGGCCATTTGGAAAGTAAATCCTTATTTTCATTTATATGATTGTAATCATGAAAAAATTTCCTAGATTCGGATGTATTTCTGATGATAATTCTGTTTGAGGTGAGCATCGGACTATCTTCTATGATATTCCTTATTTTTGATTCGGGAAAGAAAAATTCAGTTGTGTACCTTTTACCAAAATGCTTAACCAAAGGAAATCCACTTTTGAAATTTCTTTCTTCCCACGGGATGAAAAAATCTGAAGAATTACTGTCCATCAAAAAATTGCAAGTCTCTCTAATTCTAATCCAATCAGTTTGCCAATATTGTGGGTATTTTTCGAAGTTCGAATCATGATAAATCAAAATACTATTTTCTGGTATTTGCTTCAAAAAGTGGTGAATCAAAAAAGATTTGAAGTCTCCGTTTCCAACTTTATCTAATCCTGGATTCAGCAACAATTCGGATTCAAAAGAATTGCAAAAATTCTCAGATCCAGCAATTTTTTTTAATTTTCTGGGGGTAAAATCAAAAATATCAGTGAAAACGCCACTCAAAACTCTTTTAATGTCGTTCGAGATCTTTGATAAATCATATCCCTCGTCATGGGGGAATCCCTCCGTATAAAAGACCAGTAAATAAATAGGCTGTTGACCCATTCAGATAATTTATCTGATTGGTTCTATGTGTTTAATAGAATTAAGTTCCTTTTTCGAATATCCTAACCTTCCCCAGATTCTTATAAATTTTCTATTTCTCTTGAGGAAATTGGCACGAGTAGAATCATTTTGTAAACTTTCGAATTTTCTAAATTCACCTGGGCTCTCTATTTTGAATACAGATAAAGATCTTTGTAGCTCGAAAAATAAAGGATAAACCTCCATACGGGATTTCATACTTTGAATGGGATAGACAAGCTCTCTTGAAGTAAATTGCTTTGAAATATATGGATCTATAGGTACAATATTCAAATCATCCCGGCAGGAAATGAAAAATAAAAAAAAGAAAAATAAAATTCTGTTCATATTTAAATTATAGGAACAAATATAAGGTAAAATTGATTCGGTTAGTCCAGATCAACAACAAAAACGTTATTCGAATCAAAGGTTTTGATGTCTTCTTTAGCTTTATAATTCATTCTATCTGTGTGTCTCTGAACAATCGGGGATAGAACTTTAGAAGCTCTCTCGAAATTTTCTCTGAAAATCTTTTTAGAATTACCATCATATCCTTTTGTTAAAACCTCTACTCCTTCTTTATTGAGCAACGGAATTGGGGATTTTGGATCGGTTTCAATAATTTTATTGTCCAGAATTTTTTTTATTGTGCTTTCTTTCAGAACTTTTTCTTTCAAAATATTCATTGCAGAATCCCATTTTTTCTTTTCGGAATTCCATGCTACAGTTGAAGAACATAAGAAAACACAAACAGATAAGATTACAAAATCATAAAATCCTAAATCTGGATCTTCATCATCAATCTGGGCTGCAGAAGAAGCTGCCTGCAATATTTTAGACAAACTTTCTGAATTCAAGTAACCTTGCTTGAAATATTCATAAGGATCAGAATCTGGGTTAGATTTTCCTCCCCTTAAAGTATCTTTGATGTCATCATAAAAACTCGCACATTCTTTAAATTCTTCTTCCAACTTTGGATTAACTTCTGTTGAGTTTTTCGGATCAGAATAAAAATTCAGAATTTCAGAAGCTACCTTTTCCCTTTGATCATCCTGCAAGCCACCTAATCTAGTAAAATAACTTGTGTACCAACGAGCGAAAGAATCCTTATCTTCTGGGGTTTCTCCCCCAGAAAAAACCTTCCATTTTTCCCAATTGTAAGGTTTTTTGTAATTCCCCGCCAATCTTTTGGTGGAGTACAGAGCTCCTATTTTTTCATCAGCTTCTTGGAACCAAAAAAAGGCAGGTTTATCTGATTCATTTTTGTTCTGCTCTATTGTTTTGATCCAAGCTTCTACAAATTCATTTGGATAAGAACTTTTCAAACTACCATCCTCTCTTAGGAAATCTTCCTCTTCTGCATTTTTGTTGTAGCCATTCCTAAGTAATTTGGACAATTTTTTTGCCAGATTTGAATCTTCTATTAAAAATGGTTTTTCTTCCTTACTTTGTGGTGTTTTTGTGTCCGTAAAATTTGATAAATCAGCAGAATTCTTCTCGATTTCTCTTTCTAAATCGTCATCATCTATGAAAATAGCTTCAAACAATTTCGAAAATTTTTCCAAATCAAGAACTTGTGATTCTGACATGGCGTATGTTTTCTTCAAAATTCCCAAAGCCTTTATCAGCATTTTCTTATTATCTGCAGATATCTGTTCCATTTTCAATAAAGAATCGAACAAGGGTTTGTCCAATTCTCCATTTGCATTTTTATTTCCCAACAAAGATTGAATGGATTTAATTGCAATAGAAGTTGCCCTTCCGTATTTACCGTCTGCCCCTCCGTGTTTTTGAAGGAAAGTTTTGAACGGGGGGAAAGCTGCCATAAGGGATTTTTGTACAGCAGCGATGATACCAGACTTCTTAAATTTGAGGTCTGTGTCCTTTGCCCCAATTTTGATCGGGAAAACTTTTTGGATTATCTTCTGCTCCATATCATCCATTTCCTCTCTTATGGATTTATCGATCAATAACTCTTGAGTGTTTGCTTTGGCTATGATATCTAAGGCATCTGTAATAATTTGGTTTACATCCGAATATTTTGTCACAAGTTCATCGTCATCGATGATCTTTTTCATGCTCATCTCTGCAGTTTTGATTTTGTAACTGTAATATTCCTCAGAAAGAGAATCTGTTTGTTTTTCTAATTCAGACAATGTTTTTTTATCCTTTTCTCCCGTTAGATCCTTTGAATCTTCGATTGCATCTAATTTCTGTTCTAGAGCGGTGAAAAGTCTTTGCCAATCTCTACCATATCCATTTTTTGCATCCTTTCCTTTGGAATCTGAAATCAAATTAACCAACTTTTTTCTCAATTTTTCGATTCTACCCCTAAATCCAATAAATATGGACTCGTTCAATGAATCTAGATTAAAATTGTAATTCATAGATTCGTTAGCTGATTTCTTTTTAGAATAACTCAATGCAATTGAATCCAAGGAAAGAATCAATCTATCAGCCGAGTTTTTGTAGGTGTCAATTATAGAATCTTCCAATTTAGAATCTATTTCGACAAGCCTTTTAAGAGCATCTCCCATAGAATTCAATGCATTCATGTACATGTTTTTAACTTTAGAAAACCTAGAATCCCCGAGATCCGCTTCCGAAGAATAATCTTTAATTTTTGCAATTAAACTTCTAACAGTTTTGGCAGATGCGACATCCGTTAACATGGCTCTTAGCACATCAGGGTTACGATTTTCATGTGAAGCCAAATCAAATACAATTTTTTTGAATGTATCAAGACAAATTTCGGTGGCTCTCTTTAGGAGATTATCCACAGAAGAGTTCTCATTCAGTTTCATGTAATCCGAAATGATGGCCCTTGCAGCCGGATTGTGTGTGAAATAATTATGCATCTTTAGTATATGTTTGTTTTATCTCCTGACTTTTCTTTAGCTTCCATTGCTGTCGCCAGTTTGTTCAACATAGCGGGTAGTGCGGCATAAAGTGTTGCCTGCTTTTTTAAACTGGCAGATTTTTGAGCCACCTCTGTTTGGGTTTTCTCGTTTTGAATCTCATCTCTAATTGCTTGAAGTTGGTCGTTTACAGCCTTTTTGGCATTTACTAAATCCGAATTTACATCCTCATTTAAAGAAAAATCACCAAGATTTAAAATAATTTTAGTCATATCTCCTAGCTATAGTTATTTTAGTTCTGACATCTCCTATTTTGTCAGTATGATAGTCTTTGATGGCTTTAATTTCTTTTCTAATTTGGGCATCACTCATTCCTTTTCTTTTTGCTTCACTTTCAAATCTCTCAATGTCTAAATCCCGAAGAGCACACATTTCATTTTTCACTCTGGTTAGTTCTCTGATCAAGTCTTTCGCATCTTCTACAGACAAATTGGAGGCATATTTTTCAAATTCAATCCCAGAATCCCCCAAAATTCTAGTAAGTGTAGACTTTGAAATTTTAGAAGGTCCATAAATTTTAGGTGATTTCATAGAAGTCGAAGATTTAAAATTTTCAGAAGGTGGCAATTTCATATCCCCATATTTTTTTCTGAAATCCTCGTCTTTTTGTTTGGCAGATAAAGCAGCTTGTTTGTATTTGTCGTATAATTCTTCTCCTAAATCAGTATTTGTAAGTTTTTTCGAAATATCATACAATCTTTCAGCAACATCCTTTTCTGCCTGGGTTTTTTTCAGATTCCAATATGAGACTAATTTAGGATCTTTTTCTGTTAATTTTATAACTTTATCTTGTATATCATTAATAGAAGAATTTTTTTTCCTCAATGCAGATTGTAGTAATTTTTCGTTTCTATCAATCATCCTATCTAATTTTCTAGATTCCGCAGGATCGTTAGAAATTTGGGCCTTCTGGACCTCTAGTGAATCAATCTCTGTTACGATATTGTCCCACTCTTTAGCATAAACCTCTTCTAAATCAATAATATCTTCTAAGTAAGAATCAATTTTAGAAACAGTTCCGCCGAAGATAGAACCAAACCACCCGAAAATTTTTTCAAGAGCATTAGCTTCGTTCAAAGAAGTAAATTTATCCCACTGCCGAAAATTGTAAACCATATGAAAATTTTTTTTAAGGATTTCTCAATTTATCCAACATTTGTTTGGCATCATCCTTTGCTTTCTGAATAGCATCTTTCAAATTTTGAATTTCTTCTGCTTCAGCTGATATTTTTTTAGCAAGATCGTATTCGAATTCTGCCAATAGGATCTCCATCTCAGCTTCTTTTGCTTTGATGATTTCTTTCAATCTAGGTGACTTAATTGCCTCTTTCCTCATTAATTCTCTTCCCCTTTCAATTGCCACTGTTTTTGATTTGATCATTGCTTTGTACTGTTTTTCTTTCGATTCTAACTCATTTTTTATAGCTTTGACAGCATCATCATAATTAGGATCAATTCTGTCTAACTCTTTCATCTTTCTTCTTTTTGCTTCTAAATCCTTCATGTGATCATATTTAGCCTGTAACATTTCTTTTTCGTATTCCAAAATATTGTCTACAATGAAATTGACTGTTTTGGTTTTAGAAAATGGCATAATTGAGTCAATCGCATTAGCTAGGGAATCCATCAATCCTTCTTTGATATGTGAATTATTGGATTTTGATCCGAACTGTGAATCGACATAGGTATTGAAATCTTGTACTTTCGCCATGACTGGGGTTTTATTTTTATCTATATATCTTTTCTTCCCAAACAAAAAACCCCAGGCCAAAGCCTGGGGTTCTTGTTGTTATCTGGTTAGGATTAAACCAGACCGCCAGTAGGCACGTTAACGTTAAAGCAGAGATACATGGTTTCTGGATGGAAACCAGCTTCTACTAGAGCGTAACGAGACTTAACTGCGATTTTAGGTGACATTGTACCTTCAGAGATTGTCTGAATTGATTCTGCCATCATGTAAGGCATGAATTTGAGACCTGGCTCATCATCACCACCTTTTCTTCCAACGAGGATTCTGGTGTCGTTGTACTTCATGTTTTGGTCCACATACACGGTCATACCGGCCAAAGATCCAACTGGGTACAAAGTACCGTTGTTCTGAGTCAAAGTATTGGTGAAAGGAGCAAAGGTGAATTGGCTGATATCTTGCATCGCCGAAGCCAAGTTTGCATTGGTGATGATGAAGTTAGCAGGACCTCTTCTTCCTCTGTTTGCTACCACGTTGGCGGCTGCAAGAATACGGGAGAAAAGTCTTCTCTGAAGAGTTGACAAGTTCTCATATGTACCAGATGCAGGTCCTGCGGTACCAGTCATAGTCAAAGCCACGTCTGTTTTTCCAACATAGGAAGGAATGGTGTAAGAACCAGCAGTACCACCAATAACCAAATTCAGGTTCAGATTTTGTCCTTCAACTGCGTTGAAATCAAAGCAGTTAGACCAGCCTAGTGCAAAAGCTCTAGCCAGAATGTGCTTGTTAATCGCCTGAGAAACCTCGTTAACCAGAGCATTCTCGATCATAGAAATTACATCGATACCGAACTGCTTGTTAAGGTCCTGGATTTGCTCCGTGGTAACGGAAGCAGCTACCTGGAAGGTGTCGGCTTCTACAAACTTGGTGAAGGTCGAAAGACCCATCATCTCGTAGTAGTTTTCTTCACCTACGCTTCTGAGCATTGGGTTGTAAGTCTTCGTACCATCTACGAAAGGACCCTGCCAATTATTGTCGTCATAGAAACCAGCACCAGAGAAACCCTGAATGTGATCTTCAAGCGCTTTCACCAAAGAAGCGGTTCCTGTAGTAGTACCGTAGTTACTTTGAGTTGCAGCTGTACCTACTTTAGTTGGGTTGTCATTAGTCCCATTAACAACAGATGCAACAGTCTCACCTTCGGTCATGCCAGTGATTTTGAAAATTGGGAAACCGTCGATTCTAGATAGACCTACAAATTGAGTGGTGATAAAAGCAAGAGGTGAAGTACCACTAGTAATTACGACAGGTGCACCTACAGTTGCCGATAAGCTGAAATTTGAGTAATCAGCTCCTGGATCAGTGATCTGCAGCTTAATCATAGTAGGAGCATTTGCCAAAGCTTCAGCTGAACTTGAGTTTGCAGTTATATTACCAGGGTTGAGTTTACCGCCGGCATACACGTAGTCTAGATAAGACAAAACGCCGGAAGGACCGGACATTGGGATTACTGGAACGATGTCGAAACCTACAGTCTTCGCAGCTACCTGAATAGCCAAAGGAAGAAGTGAAGGGAACTTATCGCCAGATCCTTGCCAAGTATTGCTGTAGAATCCTTGGTTAGGGCCATAACCGTTAAGTGAACCGGCTAGTGTTGCTGCTGGGAAAACAGGAGGTGCAACGGCTCCCATACCGTTGACGACGTTCAACGACTGGTATGCGCCGGCAGACTCGTTGAGGGAGTGATAGTGGCAGTACTTAGACAACCACGCTTTTTTCGAAGGATCAGTGATACCAGCTTTCTGTTCGATGATAGGCGACCAGGTATCGAAGATCTCAGCTTCATTAATTAGTTTCATTTTTTGAGAGATTTTTTTTGTTTTTTTTAGAATTTGCCTTCTAGTGACTTAGCCACCCAGCTCAGATAATCGTTGTTGTAGGCACCGGGTTTCTGAGTGTTTGAAGACTCTGATATATTTTGGTTCTCTTCCAATTTTTGCATAGCCATTGGCTTAGGTCCAAACTGACGGGTTGACCAGAAATTTCTGATCTGATAAGGGGTATTGAGATTGTGGAAGGCAGACTGGGCAATAATTGATTGCTTGTGTCCTTCGTTCAACGACTCCCAAATCGGAGCATACTCTGTTGGCATCTCGTCGATGAACTTGTGGCCAGTTGAAAAGATGGCGTTTGAATTCTCGTTGAGAACTTGATCTGCTTTTTTGGTTCCAGCAGTAGGCTGCCAATTACTCTCAGCCTTTCTTTGATTTGTTTCGGTCTTTTGGGTTTGGACCGACTCAATTAGGAAATCAATCTGTTTGCCGAGATTAGTATAATCTCCAGCAAAACCAGACTCCGCTAATTCAGTTCTTGAGGCGACTTCTGCCTGTCTCCTAGCGTCTCTTTCAACCACCGGTTGATAACCTACGCTTTCTGACAAAGTCTCTGTATACGAAATCGTGCCATTTAATTTTTCGGCGATGTATTCAGAATAAGAAATCGTTCTGTTTACATTTTCTGCCAGATATTCGGAATAGGAAATTCCTTGTTCTAATTTTTCACCAAGATATTCCGAGTAGGCAATACCTTTATCGAGATTCTCACCAAGGTATTCGGAATAGGCAATGCCTTTATCCAAATTCTCAGCAAGATATTCCGCATAGGAAATGTTTCTATCCAACTTCTCTGCTAGATATTCGGAATAAGAAATATTTCTGTCCACATTCTCCGCCAAATACTCTGAATAGGCGATAGTGTGATCCACATTTTCTGCCAGGTACTCTGAATATTGAATGCTGTCATCCAACTTCTCTGCGAGATATTTAGAGTAGTTGATACCTTTGTCAACATTCTCGGCAACATACTCGGAATACAAAATTGACTTGTCGACGTTCTCTGCCAGATATTTAGAATAGGAAATATTCTTGTCCAAATTTTCTGCAAGATATTTGCTGTAAGTAATAGAGTTGTCCAAATTCTCCGCAACGTATTCTCCATATTTGATCGAAGCCTCAAGGTTTTCTGCGAGATATTCACAATATTTTTCCAGACGATCTACTCTTTCTTCTAATTCTGCTGTGTAAGAATCTGAGCTTTCTACCAAATTCTGTGTATTCTTAGCCTCACGGATTTGTGACTCGAGCTCATCCATTTTTTTCTTTAAGAAAATGGAATAATTGTTGAGTTCTTCACTCGTTACATATTCTTTTCTGGACTCCATGGTGTAATTTTTATTTTTATCTTGTTTGATTATTTTTTTGAATTCTTCGTTATCGTCGACCTTATATATCATCACTCCCGAATCATTTTTGATACCTAATGACTCGTTGACACATTTTAGCTCGTTAACGATAGAATTTTTTTGCCTGTCAGAAAACTCAGAGAAAGAAAAACCGGCACTTTCGTACACTCTTTCTAATTGAGCATCTTGAAAACCAGGATCTGCTACAAGATCGTACGTGAAGATTTTTTTTATTTGGACTTTTTTATCTGGACCTACATTTCCTGCTGCACGAGAAGATATTGAAAGAGGAATACCTGCATCTACCAATTTCTTGGCAATTTGACCTGCTGGTGTGTCGAGCAATTTTACCTTAATTTTTAGTACTCTTCCGTTTTTGTCGTATTGTAGATCTTCGACGATGTGTGAGATATTTTTCAAAGAAACATCAAATTTTTCAGGGTGATCTAACTCGCCAACCAATCTCTTTTGTTTGATTTTCTCGTTTAAATAATCTAAGTGTGGAAGATATTCAGTTTCTTCATAAATTCTGTTGTTATTGTTTTCTTTTCCAAACTGTGCTGCAATACCCTTCAAAGTGTATCCGTCAGAGTCTTTAGAAGCCTGGACATGATGACCTTGCTTCTCTAAGATAAACACTAAATTCTCGTTCATAAAAGGTAGATCTTCCATCATCATTCTTTTTTTTATCTCTTATATATCAAAATGACTTTGTCAAATTTTATTCTTTTTTGTTTTTATTTATTAATCATATTCTATTCCAGCCTTTACTCTTTTGGCATAGGCTACAGCTGCATCAAATCCAGCTTGTCCTTTTCTAATTCTCCTAACCTCGTCGTTTAAAAGACCAGGTTTTCTATTTTTCAAAACAACCTTTGTTGGTTCCCCCCCTCTATCATAAACCAATTGTACTTTGGTTACATTCTTCCAATTTTCAATGCCCAATTCCTTTCTGTCATCAGGAGTTAAAAAATCTGCTATGCTAACATTTTCCCCCTTTGGATCTGGGTCATCTTTGATCACCAGCCTTCTTCTTCCTCCTATGGTGCTGTGTGAAACATCTCTTATTGAAATATCATCTCGATCAACTTTTATCTTTTTTTCAGGACCAGTTGAACCCGGAGTCAAACCCGGGGTCAAAGGTGGAATTTCTTCACCTTTTTCTTTGCCCGTATTGGTTTTGCCTGGTGTTGTTTTTTCTGGTGTTGTTTCTTCTTTTGGCGGTTTTGGAGGTGTGTATGTTGCCAATCCGAATCTTGGATTGTAAAGTTTATCTTCAGAAGTAAGTTCAACTGCAACTGCATCTCCAATCTTTGGATCAAAGCTTTGTGGGGCAACAACAAAATATTGAATTGTTGGAACCTGAGATCTCACATTTGGATCCACCCATTCTATTGAGTTTACACGATAAATTGACATCATACATCTTTTAAACTTCGAATCTTCGTGTTGTTTTTCAAACTCTGATGTGGCGTTTTGTGTTCTTGAATCATCCTTATAATCTTTTGCCCATTGTTTTTCTAGAGATTCTGCATCAGGAATCCCCTTTTTATCTTTTTTGGTTTGATTCCCTTTATTTTCCTCATAAAGGAATGAAAATTCAGAAAAATTTACCAATCTTGTTTCTTGGAATTTGTCATATGAGGAATAATCGAAGTTTTCTTTTACCCCAGATTCTTTCAAGGCTCCGGATATATCGGGAAGAAATTTCTCTACACCACTGGACTCTAAATCTGATTCCGTCATCAATTTTCCAGTGACATTAATTTTTTCGCTTTTTTGATTTTGATAATTAAATTCATAAGAAGCTGGAGCATTTTCTGGTACATACCAGGCTCTTTCTGGAGCTTCGCCCAAAGCAGATTCCATTTCCGACCAATCACAATAACCATAAAAAGAAGTTGCAACAGCCAAATCATCCATGGACTTCATAGCTATAAATTCGAATTCTAAATCATCATTATCAAAGAAGCCTCTCTCGAAATTATCATCGTTGTTGAATGTCAACATCACTAGCTCATTGTCTTTCAAGACTTTTCCCAGGGCTTTAGAATTAACATTTGTCATCAGGAAGAATGATTTCTCTTCTACATCTACAATTTTGATTAAGTCCATAGTTGTTCTTGTGTCCGTACCAAATAAACCTCCCACAGAAGCCAACCATCCTGATCCTGAACTTTGGGTCCAACATATTGTTATAGGTTTTCCAATTTCAATTTCCCCGGGTTTAAAATCCCCTCTAGCAAAATCATCTACCTTGGAGTAAGTCGGAGCTTGATTAGAAGAAAACCAGTTGATAGACCTTTGGATTACTCCTACAGTTGCGACGACAGCTGCGACAATACCGGCAGTTGCTAGTGCACCTCCGCCTGCTACGCCTGCTGCGCCAGCCCCTGCTCCACCAGCCCCTATCGTTGTTCCAGCAGTATATTGTGACAGGATTTGACCACCTTTAGTAGCTGCTGATGCAGTGCCTGCCCCAAACCAACCCTTCACAGTATTAAAAGCACTCGTAAAAGCTGCTCCAGTAGCTTTTGCCCCACCCCTTAACCAACCTCCAACCGTACCAGATGCTTTACCATAAGCACCGGGAAAAACCTTTCTTGCAAGGTTTTTAAAACCCCAAACCCCAGCAAGTCCCAGTGCGGTATTTGCAGCCATATATACACCAGCTACTGAAACCCCGGCAACCATCGCCTGTGATACAAATTCTGAGACATTTTTCAAATACCCTTCCATACCCTGGCCTACTTCCTCTTCTTGCGGTAAAACGTAATCAATTTCTGCAACATTTAAAGTTTTTGTTTTTGCAATTAACTTCATTCTGAAAGCTTGTCTAGCCATCGGATTTGGTTTTTTAGTTTTCTCGTCCAATAAATCCACAACAACTGCGTATGGGGTTTCGGTGTCTAAAGAATCCATTTCCATTTTGGGTTTCAAAACACCAGATTTAACAAGCGACTCAACAGCATAAATGAATTTGGTTAATTTCCTGGCGGTGTCTGAGTTTGCAGATTCTTCTTCTGCTTCATAAATTTGTAGGAAATCGTCGAAACTGCTAATTTTTCCTTTAGTCAATAAAGATTTCGCTTGAAAATTGAAGAACTGCCTGTAAAAATCCTCTGTTTCATACAATTCATCAACCCAAGTTTCAAAATTGTTGAAATAATCTACAGCCTCGGCTTGCCATTCTCTAGGGTTTTTCTTCAACCATCGTTCCCACTCATCTGTGTATGCCCACCACTGAAAATCGTTAAGTTCTGTAGGTTTACCTTCGACGTCTGTTGGTATTGAAATCAAAGGAAAAATAGAACCAGCCTCTCCATCCTCAGAAGAACGAGAAAATACTGAACCACTCTTGAAAAGTAAAATCATTTTTTATTGTTTATTTTTTGTTCTAAAATTTTAACCATCTTTTTTATATATCCACCTTCTAATAACTTTCTATAAGACGATGACTCTTTGAGAGATTTAGATGAAGAATTAAAAGATTTTTTTCTTAGTTTTCCAATTTTAGATTGTATTTTTTTTATAATTTGTTTGATTGACTTTGGGTTAGAAAATTCAGATTCTTGAATTCTTTCCAACTTTTCGATCAAATAACACACATTGATGGCGCTTTTTTCGTCCAGGTCTAGATCGTATTTCTCTTCTAAGTTTGGTAACTTTCTCCATTTGGATTCACTCAAAGAATAAACACCAGATTTAGAACGGGATTCACCCTCGCCTAAAACTTCGAGTTCAACCTCGTGACCTCTCATAGTAGTATCAGGTTTCGAATGCCACAAGAAAGCATGATGGTTTATTTTTTCTGCCATCAATCCTTTAGATTCACCATGTGAATCCAAATCAAAAACAATCTCAATTTCTAAAGGAGAATCCTCAGTGTATTTCGGTCCACACATTGGGCCAACCAAACGAATATCAGAAACATCACATTTATGTCCGGTTGAATCCTCTATGTTTTGGATGAATCCTTCAGAGATACGAATTAACTTTTTCCTAATTATGGGATCTAATTCCCATTTGATTTTACCTTCCGTATTTTTGTATTTATCCCAAAATTTTGGACACAGTACGGGGGAATTCAAGGAATGTCCTAAATCATTCTCGCCTAAAAAGTCATCAAAATTAGAAACAGGAAATCCCAAAATCCGGACATTTATTTGGAGTATATATCCAAATAAATCCCGAACAAACTTTACATTTTACTCGCTGTGAGTAAAACCTGAATTACAGTTTCAACATCCTTCTCACAGTAGATCTTAATTCTTTCATAATCCTTTTCTTGCCAGAATGTGAAATGAACCTGTGATCCATCTATATCTTCCTTTGGGGATTCAACACCCAGAGAACAAGAAAGTAAATCTAGACTCAAATACTTTTGTTGACTCCAACTTCCAAAGGCAAAAATTTCAGAAGTGTCGAGATAGGGAATTTCCCATGGCTTCTTATCCCAGACTATCAAATTGCTCGGAGGCTGAATACCATTGTACATCATTCTTTTACCCACACACGGAACATCGAATCCCTTAATGTTGTGTCCGGCCAATTTCATGTTTTTAGACGAGGAGTTACCAAAAACTTTTTTTGTCTTGGTTAAAATGTCCACTTCATCCTCGCCATAAAAAGATACAAATTTTAGTGTTTCATCCTCGTTAATCATACCAAAAGAAACACACACAATTCTGGAATATTCTGGCTCAAGACCCGCTTTCTGTAAGTAAATTTCATCGCTTGTGGCATTTTGAAATTCAGGATAGGATCTATAGTATTTAACTCTCCTTTCCCATAGTTTTGCCAATCTTGGATTTTCTTCACGGAGACAATCCAAATCTGGACACCAACCAGCAGTTTCGACGTCGAAAAACAAACAATTTTTCAAGGTATTAATTGGAATCATGGTTTAGATTTTAAATCCATTTAGGGTCGAACCAAAAAGTTCTCCCGTTTTTATCGGTTATTTTAGACATAGATCTATTTCCGTAGCACAACATAAATTCATCCCAGTTTGTGGGAGTTTGCCCGTCTGGATTTTTCCAATCTTTAAATCTACCCCCACCTAACCCATATGCTACAATTGGTAAATCTCGACAGAGCAACAAAACTTCCGGATGTCGAAGAATGAATTCTCTGGCTGGTAAGAAAGGGCTGCAGTCAATTCTATATAAAATTTCAGCCCTCAAATAATTGCCAATCCCATTGAAATAATCTTGATTCATTAAAACCTCGTGGATAGGACGTTCGAATGATTTAGATTTTAAATTGGAATAAACGTGAGCCAAAAAGGATTCGTGCTCTTGAGTCGGATCTGGACCTCTTTTAGGATTCCAGGTACCAAACGCCCATCTTCCAAATCTTCTTACATCCACAAAACAGAGTTGTCCTAAGTTAGAGATAAAACTCAAATGTGTATGTTTTGGTTTTTCGTCCTCCTTTCCTATCCACCTAAAATGACCAGACATTCCCATAGTCATCATAAGATGCATTGTTTCATTTATCCCGAAAGAGTCAGTAAAAGAATTTTGGGCGGGTTTGAAAATCAACATCATTTCTTTGCCTCTCGCCACCGAGCTCAAATTGTAAGAATATGGAATTTCAAAGGAATTACCCTTGTGATTTGGGTTTTTCCAAACGGAGTGAAAAGTTTTTTTTTCACAAACTCTGTGGACATATTCGGAAGTTAATCTTACCTCGGCTAGTTCTGGCATAATGTAAAAATAATGAAAATATTCCTTTATAAATCAAATTTTCGGTATTACTAATGGGATTAATGATTTATGTTCCGATAAATATTGGACACAAGTTTTGAATGAATCGGAAGATTCTATAACCACATCTACGTCTAACCCGAAGGTTGGAATCCTGTGGGTTAAACGTGAAGTTGGAGAAGATGAAAGTGAAATCCCCTTCTCGTCTATCATCGAACTTTCACCGTGAAAATAAATTGGTTTGTGTGGGGATTCCCAGGTAGAACAGGATAAAAATAAAGCCTCTCTAAAATTCAAACCACCCGTATTGAACTGATGTGGCAAAGATCGAAAACAAATTGGAATTTTTGCCGGATAAAAAACTCCAGATAGCAAATCTGTAACCGAAAATAAACTTGGCTTATCATCATTCGTCACGGCCAACATGTTTCGGATTGTGATTGGAAATTTGAAAATCTCCTCACAAAATCTTTGGGCGGTTTCCCTTCGGTTTCCATAGGCGCTTCCAACCCGGAGCAAAATACAAGGTTCGGCAATGCCAAGACCTTCAACCAGAGAAGCCAGCTTGCCAATCATCGTGTGTGTTTGTTGGACCGAATCTGGTAATCTTGATCCCAAGAAGAAATACGATGACAGGAAAAATAAAATCCTATGTCCTTTAATTCTAATTGATTGACTCAATTCGTCCAGAGAAACGAGATCCGGATGTTCCTCTTCTAAGGAGGAAAAATCCGGAAAATTCAAATCGGATTCTGACAATTGAAAACAGGTAACATCTATTCCATTCTTCACGTGTGTTTCAACCGTTTTTGAGATGTATTTTATGAATTCATCGGCATGAATTTCTCCAGATTTTGGAAAATTCATGCTGGAAGCAATAGAACCTAATTTGTGTGGGGTTTTGCTTAAAATCATCCTGTGCTTTACAGGAAGAACAGGTAAAAGTTTCTCAACCTCCGACTGCTTCGATCCCTAAACCAGGATTGTTATAAACAGTTTTAGAATTGTAGGCATCACCCGTAATATCATTGAATTTGTACTGAGAAACAACCTGACGGTGGCCTTTGTCCCCCATGTCTACAAACTCAACCGTGTCAGGCTTAAGTTCTAGAACTTTTTGATCCTTTTTACCTTTGGTATGGATCTGAACAAAAAAACGATATGATTTGTGATCTGGGGCCAGGATATTTTTAACAACCATACCTGCCACCTTCTTATCATCATTGATGGGTTCTCCAATAACAATATCACCAACCTGAAATTTAGAACCAGGAATGTTTCTAGGAACTCTGGGATCAGGTCCAACGGAAACAGAAAGATCCTTGTATGGCTTATATTGGACCTTGAAAATTCCGTTTGCCCCGCCATATCCATAGGTGTCACCGAAAACCCCGGTGTCGAAAAATTCATTCAAAGTAAGGATGTACTTCAAGAGACAACTTTTTTTATATGTATCTTAAATCTCTTCCGGTTTTTGGGACATCTTTAGAATGTCCTGGATCTTTTGTGCCATCTCGTAATTTTCCTCGGCCAAGGCATTTTCCAACATCATCTTTAGGGTATCGGTATCTGAAGTAGTTGCTGGATTAGATCCTTCGCCCGTATCCATCGTAATACAAATTCTTTGTGGAGCATAAATCACCTCAAGCTTGGTGTTGGGCATTTCAATTTCAAATTCTGTTTCCTCGTCGTCTTGGCTCAGTGTTTCAATCACGGTTTCATCGTTCCATTGTTGATTGTACCACGTGACGATCCAATTGCCATAGGTGAAAGATTGGTAATCGTTTTCCACTACATACTTCAAAATTATTTTCAATTCGTGTTTCAAATCCTTCACACTTAGGTTTTGATCGTAATTTTTTCTTTTTAAACCGGGTATTACCTCGCTACCCTGACCGGTACCATGTTTAAATGCCTGGTGAATTAGAAGGATAGAATTCCAATCCAAACTCTGAACTAACTTATCAACAATTTTTTGAATACCTTTCTCCATGACTTTAAAATTATTTTCTGTCTTATATATCCTATTTCTGATTTTCCTTGCCCATCTGCTGGGATAGGGATTTCATCCAATCATGATATGACGTAGGAAAAAATTGTTTCAATTCTAGAAGTTGTCTTTTGCTAAGTTGATTTCTTTCCCTGATGAAATCTTCTACCTCCTGGAAATTTGGAATCTTTTGGTTCGATTTATTTTGTTCTTTTTTTCCAGTGGAAGTGAAAACCCACTTTGGTGTTTTTGCAAATTTTGGGCCCAAGGCAGAATGCCACCAATCCAAAACCAAATTCGGGACGACCTTAGTGTGGTTGAACTCGTGGGCCTGAACCGGGAATTGGATGGACATGAACCTATTGACCATGAAAAAATTTCGAGACTTGTCTGCCTTGCCCACAGATTCCCACTTTTTATCTGATCCAAAAAGAGAATTTACAACATCGAAAAGTTCCATTTCTATTCGGAAAAAGGATTGTACATCTTAGGTACAGCAGTAGATGTTACCCACTCTGTACCCTCTAAAATTTTAATTCTATCGAGGGTGATTGACCTTCTTTCAAGATTAATTCCTCTTCTAATTTCTGCCACAGAATTCGTAATTACCCAAGAGGGCATAACCATTTTATCCAACCACATCAGTTGATAATTTCTTTTTAAATTTTCGGATGCCTTCTGCCTATTTTCTTTGGAATCTATGTCTTTCATTAATCTCAAAATGTAACCTCCGGCCCAATCAAGAAATTCTGTGTCCTGTAGTAAATCACCAAAAGAACTTCCTGACCATTTAGATTGCTGAAGTGATTCCAAAAGTTGTTCTGCCTTTTTTGGAGTCATTCTTGACATCTTACCAGGGGTTGCCTCAAAGTTCCAGACCCCCGGAACAGCATCCCCTTCGTCTCCAATCAGCATTTTTGTGAAAATGAAACTTTCTGGTTTGATTTCATTTACGGTTAGATTTTGTATCCATTTTTTTAATTTTTCTTTGTCGGTTTGATTCAAATCCGGCATATCAAAAATTGAAACTTGTGGTTGGTGGTCTAGCCACCTTTCTTTCCATCCAACTGGACATGAAACAACATTGTTTTTGGAATTATTTGACCAAACTAAAGTCCAATTGTCTCCCTTCCATCTTGAAAGCTGATGTAGATCTTTGTCGCCGGAAACGATGATACAATCTTGGGATTTGGCTGTGAAATAGTCTGCCCAAAAATACAACAAATCATCTCCCTCGGCCCCGTCAGCCCGAGAGTGCACGAATCCCATTTTTTCAAGTTGTTTTCCAAAAGAGTCAAGTAAATTAAAAAAAATTGACCAGTCTACAGATTCGTCTTTAATACGGTTAGACTTGTAACCTCCGCCTTCAATAACCACGTCCTTTCTCCAGCTTCTTGAGTCAGCCGTGAAAATTAATCTTCCTCCGGTAGGAAGCTCCCTAAGGGCGGCACAAAGATCAGTGGCTATCTTCCGAATAAACATGGCCTGCTCATTTTTAGTTTTTAGCACTTCTCCTGGATCTTTTGATCCATAACCTCCGAAGATTCCAAAAGTTTTGTGGAAAATATAATTTCCGTCGATGAGAATGTTAATCATGGTAATACTTTAAATCAAACCAAATTTCTGAACCCACAACAAAATTGGGATCGGTTATTTTGAAATCAAAATCAGTGAAATTAGAAAAATCTTCCTCGTCTGTTCGAAGTCTTCTGTCCACAGAATCCGCATCTTTTCTTAAAGACAATCTGGATTTTCTAGTTTTTGGGTCTATATCTAAGAAAATAATGAAAGACTCTTCTCTGTCGTCCGGTTTAAGGTTAGCAATACCAGAAGGTGTTAGAATCATTAAATCGCTCGAATTGAATTCCTGAATAGAAGTACCATAAATCCATCCGGCGAAAAGATTCACCTCGTAAAATTCTTTCCTTTCGAACATTCCTTTGAGAATTTCAAAATCTTCCAAATTTTTAACGAAGAAGTAGTCTTTGCCTTCCTGTTCTTTGGTTCGACGAGGTCGTGTTGTGTGAGACACACAGTACTTGAAACCTTTTTCTTCTAAAAGTTGACGGAGGTGATCCTTTCCCGCTCCACCCTTACCACACAGGATTATTCTTTTTATTTTTTTGGAGTAAAACAAACTACTGGCATACAGCCACCCATCAGATCGGTTGGGGTTGAAATCTATATGGATTTTTGGATCTGGATTTCTATTCTCCATCTTCGTAACCCCTGTGATTTAAACCTTGTTCTAATTGGTTGAAAATAAATTCTGCCTTTTCCTGACTGGAAGGAGCCCATGCCCATTTACCAAAATCCTCATTTCCAGGAAAGATTTCTCTTTCTCCTAATTTAACCCCGAAAACCTCTTTTGGTGGGTCAATTTTTCTTTTGAACACTTCCCAGGCGATTACCCTTTCGGCATCCGTACAAAATTGTTCATACATCATAGCCCTTTCTCCCCTCTTAACAAGTCGGTAGATAAAGGTGTTCTTTTTTATTTCATTAGGCAAAAGATCCATTAGGCTTGAATTTGTTTTTGAATTTTAAATACAAGGGCGAGCAAAGAAACTATGGGATCTATGACCAACATTCTCTGTGCCTGGTGTTCGGCAACCATCACGATTATTCCGGGAATTATTTTGGCGAGTTCTGGTCGGTTGTGCTGGATCCAACTTACAAATTCATCACCCATAGCCAACATCACGCTGTCAACTTTACCGGCATATTGTGACACGACAAACTGATAATTTTCAACGGGATTTTTTCCGTCACAGATTAAAAGGTAAAGATCCTCGTGGGAATAAGAGGAATCTTTAACTTTTTTGGCGTCTACATTTTGAATTCCCTCAATTGACCATGCTTGGATTTTGTTCAAAGCAGATCTTAAATCTGGAAAAAAATCCCTTTCGAAAACATCCAAAGCTTCAGAATCTATTGAGATGGAAAGTTTTCCCAAAATCAAAGTGATCCTTCTTCTCCATTCTTCCTTCAATTCCTGTTCTTCTTCGTAATTTACTGGGTCGAAATTGATAACTTCAAATCTGGACTGAATTGCCTCTGGCACCTTGGCAATCCAATTACACGTTGCTACAAATCTGGCATTTCTAGCGAATTTCTCAATTGTTCCCCTTAAAGCCTTGTAAAATTGATCCGAAGCACCGTCAAACTCGTCTAATATTACCACCTTCAAGGCAGATTTACCATCCATAATGCTTAATGTTGAACAGAAATCGTTAATCTTTGTTCGAATAACATCAACCGAGCTTTCATCTGAAACATTGATAAACAGGTGGGGAGAACCAGTGGCTAAAATTTTTGCTAGGGTTGTTTTGCCACAACCGGGTGATCCTGCCAACAAAACATTCTGTGCCAATGGCTTGCCGTCAAAGAGATTCCGTATACGATCCGGCAAAATCATATGTTTTAGATCCCGGGGCCTAAGCTTTTCAGTCAACAATTGATTAACCATAATTCCTCTTTCAAATTTTATGAAAATTCAAATAAAGGTTTCCCCTTACTTGAAAAAAGAGGTCATGTCGTCTGCCTGATTTTTGTCCGACCTAACCTCAATGAAGCGGGGAAGAAATAGGCTTCTATTTCCGAATTTGTCAGTGATAGGCTCGTTAAATTGAACGGCAGCTACCTGACCAATCCACTGATCAGGATTGGCACTAAGAGTTTTCAGATCGGCATCTGTAAATCCAGATCCTATCTTCACTTCCAAAGTTCTAGAGGCATCAGTACAAATGAAACCCCCTATGAATCCTTCTCTCTTACCCTCGCCTGGATACCATCCAGTGATTTCCAAATCACAATCTTGAACCTGCTTCAATTTGACCCAACTTTTACTGCGTTTACACTCGTACACGTGGTGCCCTGGTTTGAGAATTACCCCCTCTCCTCCCAGAGAAATAATTAGTCCATAAATCTTTTGGGTTTCTTCCATGGAATCTACCACCCATTGGCGGGCTAGTTTAACTTGGGAGTTTGAAGGCAAGAACGAGGTCAAAACCTCTAGTTCTTTTCTTCTTTCAATGAATGGAGTGGTTCCGTGTCCAACCTTCAGAACCGAAGACTTTTCCAAATCGAAAACATTGAACATAAATTCCTTGTCGATTCCCTTAGGAGCTGTACCCTTCAGAATTTGGGTTACCTTTCCAGAAACAGACTTTCGGTTGAGATCTGTTAGTTCACCGTCAAAAAATACTTCTTCTACAATGTTGGAATTGTGGAGAATCTGAACTAGGTCTCGCTCTATAGAGGAAAGTCTGGTTTTGTCCAGCTCGTTAAAGGCCCTGGTGTAAAATTGAAAACCTTTTTCTTTGTCTCCTACAGCAATTACCCTAACACCGTCGTATTTCTCCTCACAGTAGATCTTATCCCAACCCAAAACTTCTTTTTGATCGTCGGTGGCCAACATTAAAGAGGGGTCCGGAATTAATTCCTTGCCCAAGGCCTTGTTAATGAGCTTGGCACCAATCCCCGAATTCATTCTCTTCGTGAAAATTTTCATTAGAATATCCCGAAGTTGTCTGTCTTCGATTGAATCCTCAGAAAGACGAGAATTGATGAGTGCTGTGGCCTGACCCCTAAGGTTATCGTTGGCAGCCGGAGCTGATTTCAGGGATTCAATAACGGACTTGAAGATTTCGAAT